CATTTCAGGATCAAACGTACCTGAAGCACCCAGAGAAAGTAGATTCGCTTGATACTGACGTTGCTTGGCAAGTTTTTCTTCTTCCTGCCTTTTAAGCTCTGCTTGACGACGCTCTTCATCTAGCCGCCCACGCAAACCACCCAGCTCACGAGCGGCAGTAAACAAGCCTTGCTGGTATGAAGGCTGGGCCATTGATTGTAAAAATGCTTGCGAAAACTTAGCCATGATTAGCCTCCCGGATTCAAAATATTTTTAATGCCTGAGCCTATGTTGCCAAGGCCACCAGCAATCGTACTAAACAAACCGCCTAAACTTGAACCACCACCGCCGCTTGGAGCCGCTGAAGCCGCACGTTGTTGATTAATTAGCCCTGATATCACGTTACTGCCAACACCGCCAAGCAAGTTTGCTCTGGCCTGCTCTGCTAACAACTGAGCCTCGATGCCAGACAGTGCAGTTTCACCAAAGAGTCCGGTGCCGAACTGCTGTGCTTGCTGTGCAAGCTCTTGCTGGATTAAGCCCGGCTGTGCCGCCGCGATTAGTTGTTGCTGTGGTAAGTAACCAGCACCCAAAAACTGACCGCCTAGCGCCGCTTGCTGTGCCTGTTCTGCCTGAGCTTGTTGCATAGCAGTCAACATAGAACGATCACGAGCCTCACGCTCCGCTGTACTTAACGCTAGGAGTTCTGGCGTAGCACCGCCATATGCCGCTGAGGACGTTCCTAATCGCCCCTGAGCCGCTAAACGCTCTTCGAGTGCTAGACGTTGCCGCTCTTCTTCAGGACGCTGTGCGGCCCTCATACGATCGAATATGGCTTGCTCACGATCTACAGTAGGTTGTGCGGCCTGACCAAAGAAACCGCCAGCACCGCCAAGCAACTGTTGTTGCATAGCTTGCTCTTGAGGTGATAGTGTCATTCCTACTTCAAGACCGCCTGTGGTGGGCTGTGGTAATCCGGGCGGCATATAACTAGTATGCTCTACGAAAGGCCCGGTAGGCAAAGCTTTGCCGGGAGCAAGACCCAATATATCCCTTAGCTGGTCACCCATCCCATCATAAGCACTAGGTAGCCTTGGTATTGTGCCAGCAGACATTGCATCTTTTAAACTATCTGTTGCGCTTATATCGCCGCTTATTTGAGTAAAGCCCGGAGGCAACATCATTGATGGCTGGCCTACAGGCTGTGCCATAGGCTGTCCCATGCTGGGCTGGCCACCCATACGAGAAGTAAACATAGCGCCGGTAGGAGTAGTCACGGTAAACGGCTTAAACGTAGACTCCATTTGCCCACGTTCAGCAACGCCCATAGCTTCACGCTTAGCTTGCTCGCCGACATTGCTTAGCCGGTCGTAGGCTTCTTTAGTTAACAAGCCGCCAGCCAATCCCATCAACGCATTTGGTGAGCCAAGCACTTGTTGTCCAGCACCCATAAGGCCGCCGAATATGTCGCCTATGCCGCCTGCTATTTGGCCAAAACCAGACAACCCACCCCCTGATGTATCTACGCCAATGCCTTGCAGTTGTTGGTTTAAGCTTGCGGCATCTTGCATAGGGTTAAAGCCGCTATAACCAAAAGGTGCATCTCCAGGTAAATTTAAGCCACCGCCAATAGTAGCGCCGCCACCTGTTCCAGTGTATCCGGGAAGATTTAAACTCATAACAATTTACCTATCAAAGCCATTACGTTGATTTCTTGTAGTGATAAGGGTGATCCGTCTATATCGGCTTCGAGACCTACCTGCACACTGGTTCCATATCCTGTGGTGTTTAAGCTACGCTGACTTGTTAACTCGCCACCTGTAAATTCGACTGTCGTGTATTCGCTTTCACCGTAGTAACCCGTGATCTGAGTACCTACCGTAAACTCTGCTGTAGCAAACGTCGTATCAAAATCATAAGCCCACTTAAGAAATACAGTCGCACTGTTTGCACCAACCAGTGTGGGCTTTAGTTTTTTAAGAATCTTAACCCTAGAGCTATCGCCAAACGTTAAGCTTGGGCTGTAATACTTAAAGCGGTAAGCCTCGTCATTGTCTGCATAGCCCGTGTACTCGCTAATCCCTTGGTTTGTGCCAATGTACAACTTGCCATTTTCTAGTCGAGCAAAGGATGTAAAGCCAGTACCCGGCCATCGAGTCACACGATACGAGCCATTCTCCACCGTGCCCCGAACGTCAAAACAAAATGTTGTGCTTTGCCCTGTAAACGCCAGCAAGTAAAAGCCTTCTTCTGGGCTATATACCGATCTAAAAAACTCTGTTTCTGCCTGTAACGAGGCAATAATGTCCTTAGTTATGTTTCCTGACAGACTGCTAATTGGCATAGATTTTTCTTGGATTGTCCTACCAAAACTCTTGAGACCCGTGTGTGATAGGAACAATACGTCTGTACCCGTGTATTGCACGGTGTCTCTATCGACACAACCAACACCCGCCACGGTGTCTGCTACCGACATAGTGGCCGGAGCCTCGGCGCCTTGATACGCGACAATGCTGTGCTTACCAAAGATAATAAGAAGGCCGTTATGTGCGGCTAACGCAACAATCTCGTCATAACCATCAGGCCACACCTTTGAGATATCAATAGAGCCGCTAGTGCCCCCAGACCAATCGTGACCGATTAAGAGATCACTCCAGTAAATAGTAGATTTGTTAGAGCTAAAGTCTGCTGTCCATAGCCGACCGTATGCCGCTAAAACTTCGTTGCCGTACATAGCACTTGCTACGCCTGCGGCACCTGACACAGTGCTTAACTGAATTACTGAGCCGCCAGCATTGTCGTAAACCAAAGGCTCATAGCCACGCTGAAAGAAATAGATCTTGTCGTTGAAGTTAACCATCTTCCAGTTATCAGCAGTGATTGTGTAACTGCCGGGAGTCTCGTCAACTAACGTAGTTGTTCCACTAATAATCTTGTTGTTACCAACAGAAAATATTTTAGTGTTGCCACTGTCATCCCTGAACTCTTTAATTGCACGAATGGACTCCGTGCCAAGTACAGTCTTTGTAGTCGTAATAACATTGTGGCCTTTACGTGCGGCAATACGTCCTCGCTTGTCGATTACAGCGTTGTCTGCAATCTCAGCAAAAGACGGATCCTGCGCTAACGGCGAATCCTCGGTGTTAACACCCTTAAAGGCCGGAGCTACAAGATTAATACTTTGCAGTTGTTGAGCCATATTAGACCGCCCTAAATACCATTTCTTCTGGATGTTTAGCCGCATCAATTGCTACGGCATCTGACAGGTACTGGTTAGCTATCGTAAAGTATTCGGCTGTAGACGTACCGCCTGTTTCTCCTCGCTCACGGGCAAGCAGTGCTATTGCCAAATGAATAACAGGCGCTGAAGGAATAAGTAGTTTGTCAGTGTTAGCCGTTAGATCGCCTTGTCGTTTAACGACATCAAACCGCAGGCTATAAACGCCATCCGGTGTAGGGCCAATCAAGAGTTGAGTATCGCCGTTGCTGTCTAGCCCGTTGTACGTAAAGTATTTTGGAGCGCCTTCTACTGCGTTAGCAATGTATAGAGCATCATTAAACCAATCTTTAGTTTGATATTCCATAAAGCAGTTTTGAGTGTCATTTAGTACTGACATTACTTTTACATTGTCACCGGAGTTAGTTAGTGAGTAGGTATTGTCCGATGCCGCAGTAGTTACCGTGATAGTTTCACGTAACGCAGACCAATCAGCCGCTTGACTAACTAATGTTTTTGCATCGTTAATAAAGTCACCAACCATCTTGGCGTAGGTAGTGTTAGTAACAGCAGTCACTTCCTCTTCTCGAAGACGACGCAGTACAGCGTTCATTAGGTTTAGATATGTCATACGCTTCTAGCGCCTCCAGTAAACATGCCGATTCGTAAAGGGTCAGCCAACTTACGTCGCGTCAAACCACGTTGGAACTTTTCAAACTCAACAGGATCAATTGGTGTAGCCGCCGCTATTTGCCCAGGCAACATCTCTTGCTGTGCCGCAAGACCTAAAAGCCCAGCACCTAAGCCAGCGCCTAACCCTGCAACGCCTTCACCAAGACCTTCAAGACCGCGACCAATACCGCTAATGTCTGATTGTATTCCGCCAATCTGAGTGCCTAGGTCTCCGATCTGCCCACCAATCTCACCGAATTGCTCTTCAGTGCTTTGCTGGAACGCTTGCTGTGCTTCTGCTTGGCTAATTTGACCGGACTGCAATGCTTCAATATCAACATTTACATCAGAAAATAAATCATTAACAGTGCCGCCAAACTCTTCAAACTGACGTTGAGTGCTTTCATTAAGGCGGGTTAGATCTCCACCAACAGCAATAACAGCTTGTTGAAGATTACGCCTCTCGTCGGTTGCTTGTTGCGCTTGACTTGCCGCATCTGCTTGGTACTGAGCAAAGGCTTCTGCCTGACTAATTTGGCCTGCCTGTAAACCTTCAATGTCTACGTTAACTCCGGCAAATAATTGATTAACGTCCTCACCAAACTCATTAAATTGTTGGCGTGTCTGTGCGTCTAAACGATTAACGTCACCGCCCACTGCAATAAGAGCCTGTTGTAGATCTCTACGCTCTTGCTCTGCGGTCTGTTGGCCTGCCGCAATTCCGGCAATAGATTGCTCTAGCTGGTTTTGAACGCTATTTATGTTAGTCCCAAGCTGGTTAAGCTGGTTGTTTAACGCACCTTCTACAGTGGATAGTTGTCGTAATGTATTGGCTTCTACGCCTGTAATCTGCGAGAGTAATCTAGCCTCAGCATCTGTTAGTTGACGAGCTTGGCCTTCGGCCTGTGCGGCCAACGCACTCTGAAGGCTGGCCTCTACGTCTCTAACTTCTCCGCGAACTCCTGCAATAGAAGACTCCAAATCCGTTTGGACTTGGTTAATATCTGTGCCAATGTTGTTTAATCGGTTGTTTAACGCACCTTCTACAGTAGACAATTGACGCAACACACCAGCTTCTACACCAGTCATTTGAGACAACAAACGCGCTTCAGCTTCAGTTAATTGTCTGGCTTGTCCCTCAGCTTGCGCCGCTAATGCTTCTTGCAATTGACGACGCTCATCAGATGCTTGTTCTAGGCTTTGCGCTGTTTCTTCCTGCGTTGTTTGAATTTGAGACTGAAGATCGGCGCGAACCTGATTGATGTTTGTGCCAAGGTCAAACAGTCCCGCCTCTAACCCAGCGTCAGACTCTGCCATTTGCTGAAGGATGTCAGCCTCAACACCAGTAAGCTGTTCAAGCAAACGAGCCTCAGAATCGTTAAGAGCCGTTGATTGACCTAAAGTTGCCGCCTCAAGCGCCTCGGTAAGGCTACGCTCTACCTCGCTAACTTCTCGCTGAACGCCAAGAATTGATGTGCCTAATTCAGTTGTGGCTGTTTCTAAGTCGGATCGAACGCCGCCAACAACTTCATTTACTTGCTCTTGGGTTACTGATGCAGGAAACTGAATGTTTCCAATAGCAGTGCTAACAATCTCTCTAACTTGGTCGGCGCTCATTTCTTCTGGAATATCTAAGCCGCCAATAGCAGAGTTAACAATTTCTCTAACTTCTTCTGTAGATGTTCCCGGCGGTATGTTGCTAATTGCTTGATTAACAATTCCTTGAACCTCTTCAGATGTAATCCCTTCAGGGAACTGAATGTTTGCAATAGCACTATCAACAATTGAGCTTACATCTTCGTTTGTTATGCCTTGAGGAAACTCAATGTTTTCTATTGCGGAGTTAACAATTCCTGACACCTGCTCTTCTGTCATGCCCTCGGGGAACTCAATCCCACCAATAGCACTATTAACTATTTCTTGAACTTGCTCAGGAGAGGTTCCTGCTGGAATGTTGCTAATTGCTATATTAACGATGCCTTCAACTTCTTCTGATGTAATGCCTTGAGGAAACTCAATGCTGGAAATAGCAGAGCTAACAATGCTATCAACATCTTCAGTTGTTAAACCTTGAGGTATTTGAATGCTAGAAACTGCATCATTAACAATAGTTTGAACGTCATCAGGAGTTATACCCTCTGGAATCTGTATGTTACCAATAGCCTCATTGACTACGTTACTAACTTGTTGCGGAGTCATGCCGGGAGGTATATTACTAATAGCATTATTAACAACAGACTCAACAATGCTCCTTACGGCTTCAGGATCTGCGTCTCTACCATCTATTCCGTCCCTGCCATCTATGCCATCTCTACCATCTGTACCGTCAATGCCGTCACGTCCGTCTATCCCATCAACGCCATCCACCCCATCTCTTCCGTCAACACCGTCTATACCGTCAACACCATCACGACCTGGATCACCTTGCGGCCCTTCAACAGGCTGAGGAAAGTATTCAGAAAACATCTCTTCAGTAATAGTAGATTCAGCCTCAAGACCTGTTTCCTCTGCTGTTGTGTCAGCAAAAATATCTTCAACAGGTTGAGCGTCAGCTTCTTCGCTTTGCTGTTGCTCCTCTAGCTCTGATACATAGTCACGAATCTGAACTTGAACATCTCCAAGAATTTCTGTTGTATCAGGCGTCTGCCAAGCGGCGTCCTCATTCTCACTTGTAAACTCATCAAGGTTTTCTTGAATGTCTCTGTACTGGTTATATGCTTCAATTGCATTGCCAGTTAAGTTCATAATGACATTTCCGCCTTGCTTAACAATGTCGACAGATTCTAATGCCCCAGTTAAAAGATCTATTTGTTGTTGAGCGGCTTGATAAGCTTGCCCTCCGGGCTGTACCGTAGCTTGTATATCACGAAGACGTTTGATTTGTTCTTGAGTAGAACCTTCAACATAACTACCTAAAAAATCTGAAAACTCATTTGTTATGCCTGCGGTAGCCGCCGCAATCAAAGCTTTTTCTAAATCAATTTCTCCCGTTGCAATGCCTTGAGAAACTACCGAACCTAAACCAGCACCTACTGCCGCTGAGCCAACAGCGCCTAATGCACTAGACAAAGCACCGGAAGCCGCGCCTCCAGTTGCTACACCAGCCGCAATAGCAAAACCAATTTTTACAAAATCACCAACTCCTGCACTGCTTTCATCTATTGTTTTTACATACGCAGAGCCATTCCATGAAAACTTGTCGCCAGAGTCACTGTATACAACAGGGTTAACACCGTATTTTTGTAGCAGTGCTTGGTTAGCTTCAGAGTTAATCCAGTTTTGATAAGCCGCCACCTGAGTTTGAGTTTGCATTCTTTCAAGTTGAGCTGGATCTTGCATAGGATCGCTTGGATCTATGAATAAGTCTTCACCTGCCAAAAGCATTTCTTGGTCTTGAGTAAACCCAGCGTCAGCTTCTGACCAGTTTCCTGTATCGTAATCACCAGATTGAATTAGCTGTTCACGTTCAGTCATGTACGCAAGGTAGTTATCAAACGTGCCGAATACTTCAGGCAGTCTGTTTACCTTGTCGCTTTCAAAGTAATCACGTAGCTCACTAACTGTTAACTGTTGTACTTCGCCTTCCTGTCCATACAGGTAGTTTTGTGCCGCATCACCACGCTCTTTGCCCTCAACAAACGTAAAGGTCATTTCTGCTGGCGCAGGAGCTGGAGCAGACTCTGCCTCTGGCCTAACAATAGGCGCTTGTTTTACAGGATCGCCTTTAACGTAACCTGTTGTATCTGTAGTAGAGTCTGTAAGCATTCCGGCAGAAGTAGAATCTGAAGGGGCAGAAGGCGTATTTGTAATTTTTCCACCATTAACTCTTACAAAGTCAATTGCGTCATAAACACTAGGAAACTCTTTTGTACCTACATAATATGCCATTATTTAGACCCTGACTTGCTAGCGCCAAAGTAGAAGCTCACCACAGAAGACACGATGCCCCCGAGATAGCCCAGCACGAGGTTAACGACATTGAGGTCGTTGTCATCAGCAGGCTGGAGAGTAACGAGCAAAACGTACCCGCCAAAAAGCAAGATAGACAGAATCGCAATCGCCCTTGCTGTCCAATCCTCTGAGAATGATTCCCTAGCATGTTGTATATCCTTCGTTTCTAACGCGAATACATCAACTTCAAGCTCTTTCATCCTGACTTCAAAGTCAAGTTCAGCTTTCTTGATTTCTGCTAGCTGTTCTGGAGTAGCCGTCTGTAAAGCCTTCTCAATCTTCTGTGGCGTAGGCTCGCAACCTAACACCTGCGCTATCATTCCTGCCGCCGCACCGCCTACAGGGCCTCCTAGAGCCGCTCCAAGAGTAGGAGCAAGATCACCAACTAAACTTTTAATTGCATCAAACTTCATCCTAAATACTCCAAGCCTTTTAATATGCCCACAATCAGGATGGTGTTTCCCCAGATCATGTTCTCAAGTCTTTTAAACTGCCCATTGCCATCGTCAAGACGCTTTTCAATTCGATCTAACCTGTCATCAATAGATTTGCGAAGGATCTCACACTCTGCCTGATGAACTTCTATTCTTTTTAATGCCTCTTCTGCCGCACTCATTACTTATCCGCCAGTGGATTATCTAATGATCTTTGGACTAGCGCCTCTAATCGCTCTTCCAACTCTTTCATGTCTTGATCTTGAGAAGAACGCAACTGCTCGCGTCTAGCTTCAAACCTATCCTCAGCAGTGTCAATTATTTGACGCACCTCGGTTTCTACATTATCCATTGAATCACGCAGTTCGCGAGTAGTGCTACGTACTAAGTCTTCTGTACGATCCGCCTGCTGTTCGATTCGGAGTATATCATCGCGCAATCCATTCTTAATGTCGCGAGAATACTCAACGGCCTCTGTAACCTTGGTATCCATAACCTCCATTTGCTGTTGGTATGCACCCAAGTCTAAACTGGCAACTTCTTCTACCTTTTGATACATCAAGAAGCCTCCATACAAAGCACCGCACAAACTGCTAGCCGCGCCAAAAGCCGCAATCCTAGCGCCCCATGACATTCGAGACACATGACCTGTAACCATTTTAATTTGGTCATCAATGTCTTCACTCAATTCTCAAACTCCTGAT